GTTCAATGGTTTATATCCAGTATCATCTTTCTTGACATATTCATTGCAATGATCTGAGCACATATCACAATACTCTGGATATTTTGTTGCTTGATCATCTTTAAGATATCCAATCAATCTCTCTTTATAAAAATATGCATCCTTTCTCAACTGATCTCTAAGCTCAGCAACTTGATTCAATTCAAGAGTTGTTTGATTATCATCTTGCACTCTTCCGGCACCTTTATTTGTTAGCTTATCAGTCAACAAAAGAGCAGCTCTGTAATCAACGAATGCAACCAAACAAGGTACAACATAATCATTCATGAGATCCAAGTAATCTTGAGTCCATGTGTTTGTCTCAACTCTATCAAGCAATGCTCTGAATAATGGAGTCCCAAGAGCTGGCTGAATATGCATGTCTTGAGATCTCTTGATGGCCACAGCCAAGAGCTTGGTATCTGTATTGTTGTGAATAATACCGAGCTTTTTTAAATTTTCAACTGATAATAGGTAGTTCATAGCTTATCTTTTTACAACTAATTGCTGAATCCATTCATGTCTACACCATGGTGTTCTTGTTGGGTATCTTGGATCATCTTCTGGGAAAGAATACCATCCACCTCTGTATCTCCACACATCTCTGTCAACTCTTGATGATATTGTGTTGATTTCATCTCTTGAATATAGTCTATTCAATGACATAAGTCTCTCGCAAAATTGTCTTGATCCACTCTTTGCTGGAGGCACATCTAATCTGGTCCGATATCCATAACGCACTTCAAATCTTTCAATTGGAATCTGCTCCTCACTAACTAATTGCTTTCCCAAATCAGTTATCTCTCCTTTCACCAGGATATCCCACTTCATTAATCTTGACATTGACTTTGCAATCTCTTCGATATTTGTGTTCAATGCCTTTGCAATACCATTAGAATCTTCACCATCACCAATCAACTTCAATACATTTTTATCAAAGTCATTAAGCTCAGCTGATATCTCAGCAATGGTTGCAAATAATTGCTCTTGCTTTGAGAATACATCAGCGGATGGAGTATCCCATGCAATTGGAAATGTTGCATATACTTTATAATCATCAGCTGATTCACCGTATTCAGCAAAGTATCCAATCTCATCATCTTGATGATCAAACTTGCATGATGACATTTGCTGTGCTGCTGGTTGCAATCCAACAATTCTGCGAGCTTGTGCCTCATCAATGGTTGGAAATGATGCCAAGACAATGCTCAATGCACTCTCAGATGTCAACAATCCTTCTTTAATCTTAGCAACTACATCAATAAGTGATGCAATCTGAGCTCCATTCAATGCTGATTTTGCGACATCAACTTGAGTTTCATTTACTGGAATATCACCAACTGGAGCAACAGCTGTTGGCTCTTGAGTTGTTCCTATTGGAGTCACATCTTTAAGCTTAATAACACCAGTATCTCCAGATAATTTAACCATATAATTTAATATCCATTCAATTCTCTTTTGTCTTGTATCAACATAAGTCTTTTTGAATATCTCAAATAAATCAGCACTCTCAGCTGCATTGAATGATCCTTCTGGAGCAACACCAAATAATGATGGAGCAACAACTGAATGAGCAACCAATATGTTCTGTTGCACACTATCCTCAAGCATATCATATCTTTTATCGAGATCATTGCCGGTTAAGTTGTCAACCTTTGGAGCTTGATCTGCAGATGGTGCAAATGTGATGATGATATCTCCAGAATTCTCAATTGCAGATGCTGGATTCTTGATTTGATTCTTAAATGACTCTGCCTCCTCTTGAGTTTCTGGAAAGCCATCCATGAATGTGATCATTGTACCAGACTTGAATCCATTCTGTAGTTCATACATGTGGAATTTACTGATATCACAATCAGTCTGAATTGATGTGATACCTCCTTGATATGGTGGCTTTGGATATACTCCATGTTCTTTACGGCCCTTCTTTGCTGGATCCTTGTAATACAATACAAATGATCCAACTTTATTTTGCTCATCAAGAGCTGGCAATGTTCTTAGATTTGTTTTCTCAGCTGATTGCTGTTGCACTGTCCAGTCATCAGAAAGATAGTACATTCTTTCATCTGATGAGATTCTGATTGCATCAATGGCAAGATACTCCCACACAGCAACTCTGGTCCCTTCTCTGTTCCAGGTACCCTTTACAGCGAATGCACCAAACAACTCATAATCAAATGCCAATTGCTCAACAATCTCATTCATATTGAAATCAGAATAAGGATTGGCAATGAATCTTGCAAGCTCTCCAGATACAACCTCAAGACCTCCACCAGCAATGTAATGTGTTTTGTTCTTTATGATACCTTGGTGCCAGGCTGATCCATTGTAGAGATCCACCAAAAAATATGGATAGTCATTCTTTTTTCCCCACTTAATAAAGCCAAGCATTCTATCTTGCTCCTCAATTGGAAGGACAAAATCCTTTCTGAATGACATTGATTCAAACTTATTCATAAATGTTAAATGTTATATTTGTTGAGAATTCTGTTGATGGTGAATCTTGCACATATACATGAGCTCTGCCCTCCTCAACCAATCCATCTGATAAATCTGGATCTAAATTGACAGCGGATGTTTGCTGATATATTCTATAAGTGTAGTAACCATCATAATCAAAGGTAACATCCACACCATCAGTCAGTTCAAACTCATCAAATCTCGATATTGCTGAGCTGATATTTGGCAGAATGCAATAATATTTCAAGAAAGATTGCTCATGCTCAAACTCAAATAGATAATGAACTGGACTCACTGTTGTCAGTTCTGTCACTGTCACTATCATTGTTGAGGTTGAATTCTTCTCTAATCTTAGCATCTTTAATTAGTTTAGGTTTACGTTTTTCAAATATGTGCAAGAGTCCAATCTTAGCATAAAAATCCTCTTTGCCTCTTTCAATAGCTATCCATTTACTTAGTAATGGTGACCATTGCATTGAGCCTATGTATTTTTTAAGTATTTCCATGATTCAAATATACAAAAAAAGGAGGGACACAGCCCTCCCTTATGATAAGAGTTTATTCAATTCTTAAATTGATGGAGATTGCTGTGCCAATAAAGAGGCATAAACAGCTGAATCAACATCTGGAACTGGATCATTTTCCAATCCACCCATGATGATATCATGACCTAATCTGTCAGATTTCAATACTCCAGATCCATAAGCGGAAGCCTCAGCAATTTGTAGGCCTTCACCGAATCCAAGAGCAACAGTAGTTCCATCAGCTTTCTCTACAATTGCAACCACCTCATTCTGACCTAACAAATGAATCTCAGAACGTAATTCTTTTGTATCCGAAGCCAAGATCATTGTCAAGGTTTGTTCATACCAAAGAGTTCCATTTCCTTTATTCACTCGGATTGGTGCAGTGTAACTTGATAAGTTTGATTTTAACTTATATAAGAATACTTCACCAGTAACAGTCAGAGCAGTGATCTCGTTATCAACAATTGTGGATGCAGAAACATTTCCCAAAGGAAACAACATAACAGATTTGATACCACCTTTTCCATTGGTACATGTTCTGTCATTGTATCCGGTTGTCATATTACAAGCCATTGTTCTTAGTTTTTTTAATGTTTATAAAATGGGAGGAGTTACCCCCTCCCTTATTAATTTTTAGTTAGGTGAACCAGTTCCATTCCACACTCCGATTTGGCTCAAGAAAGGTACCTGAACACCAGCCCTGAACTTAGAACGTAGGTAGATTACATCATCATCTTGAGAATACCACAAGTCAAAGTTTTCAAAGTCTGAGCTTAAGTCAGTACCGAATACAAATTGAGATGCACGTCCAGTGTAGATGTTATCAAGACCATTCAAACCATTAACCTTAACGATTCTCATGTTTGTTCCTGGAAGGATCAACTCATTCAAGTCACCAATGTTAGCTGGATTGTAGTGGAATAAGTTATCATCAACCAAGTTTTTAGTTAAGTAGTTGAAATTCTCACGACCTGTAAAACAAATGAAATCATTTGCCTCAGCAACATTTGCTGGAGTCTCAATGAAACAATTGTAAAATACATCAAATGCATTAGATGCAGAGATTGATGCAACAGATGTAGTGTTCAAATTAACACAACCATTTGCTGTTGTTAAGAATTGACGGAATCCATTCATGAATGCCAAGTTTCCAGTTCCTGTTGCTTTGTTTCCTTTCCAGATTAACTTATCCAATTCAAATGAATGTAATTGTAATAAGTAGTTGATAATTTGTTGCTCAAATGGAAGAGTCTTATCTTCTGCCATTGCTCCTGGTCTAAGACCTAACTGAGTCCAGAATCCATCAAGATCCTTCTGACAGAAAGATTTCATATATCCAAGAGTCTCAACTGCAATTGCACGATCAGTGAATACAGTGTCTCCATCTGGACTCATAGTACAATCACCAATCTGATATACAATTGAATCATCCATTAATTTCAATTCTTGAGATCCTTTGATCCCTTGCTGAATTGTTACATATTGTAATGTGCGAGCTTCTGTTACTGACTTAACAATTAAGTCCTCTCTTTGCTCATCAACATAAGCGGCAAGACCAGAAACATCCCAGCCAAATTTGCCTTTAAGGTACTTTTTTAATGACATTTTATTTATACTTTAGAATTTTTTAAAAATAGTTGTCTGGCTGTCAGGTTGCCAACCTTACTGAATTTCTCAGCCTCTTTGGTTTCTACTGATGGTTGAGCTTTGAAAGCCTCGAATTCACTTTTCAATGAACTCAACTCATTAACCAATGTTGCGTTATTTTCTGCAATAGCCTTAGTCATTTCTGCTAAGCCTTCGACAGCTTTTGAGAATGCCTCAAGTTTTGCATTTACAATTGATTCAACTTGCTCTGCACTCATTGACTCAGCACTTGTTTCCTCAACAGCAACCTCTCCATCTCCTTCATTTTGTCTCTCATCAATTACCTCTGTGATTATACCTTCTGCATCAACAACAATTGATACACCGGCAAGCTCACCAGATAATGCATGAGTTCCTTCTGGAGCTGGAATCATTTCGCCATCAGCAACAACAAATACTGGCATGCCAACCTCAAGAGCTTCATACTCTATCACAGTTGTGCCATCAGCCAAAGTTGCTTGTTCAAATCTTTCAACGCTTTTTGAGAATTGTGCTTTCATTTCAGCAATCAATTCCTTAATAGTTTGTAATTCTTTGTTCATGTTTATTATAATTTATTGTTCGAAAATACCTAACTCTTTAAGCTTTGCCTCTGCCCATCTCTTTCCAGCAAGTCCACCCCATAATAAATATGAGATTGTTCCACATGCTGAATTGTCATCTGGATTATAATACTCCTCTGCTCTTGACAGATATGAATACATCCTCTTGATGATGGCTACAGATACTGTTTGCTTGTTTGCCAAAGTCGTTGCTCTTAAGCGGCCAACTCTTGTTGCACATTTATTTCCATACTTTTGGTTGAGCTCAATTCCTTTCTTAGCATTATTGCTCACAGCTTCTGGATAGTCATTGTAAAATCTTATGTATTCCTGTACTGATTTCAGCTCTTGATAAATGTAAGCGAATTCATGCTCCCATCCTTTGCCAGTCTCAAGCAATTGGAACACACCCTCAATTGAGAAGCCAGTAAACATTCCAGCCTTGGCTGCCTCATATACATCTTTATTGGTTACCTTGTAACTCACAATCCATGATCCATCATTCTCTTTGTTGAATCTTTCTGGAGCTGTGAATCCTTTTGCCTCATCAATGATGTAACTCATGATCATATAGATCCCATCAACCACTCTCTTGCTATCATGCTCAAGATTTACATTGTTGAAATTATCTCTGCGAGCATAGTCAAATACAATATCCTTGATTGCTTGCTTTGAAAAGTTCACATAATACTCTTCATTAGTCTGAGGATCTCTTCGATATATGGGAGTATCTGCAGATATAGCAATTCCAGTGATGACTTGCTCCTCATCATTGAATTGATAAGCAATCTTTTTGCTGAATGTCTCAAATGATTTCTCATGTGCTGGATTGGCTACCAATGAATTGAATGATACTGTTGTTTCTGGATCTTCAAGATCAATCACAATATCATAAAGAGGTAATTCTCTAATCATAAATATTATGTAAATTTGTTCGAAATGATTTTTGTTTATCCATATCACAGCAAGTCTGAGTCTGACTTTGAAATCAACCAATCAATCAGATGGTTGAGATTAATATATCCAGATGCAGAGATATGGACCATTGGCAAATCTGTTTCTGGAGCCAATAATCTGCCATGCACTCAACACAATAATATCAGAGGATGTGATGTGACAAATAGGATTCTGACTTTTGCCAGGAACATTGGAGGTGATTTCATCTATATGAACAAAGATTTTTTCATTACAAAGATATGGCAGCCACATGTGGCCATTAACATGGGATCAATCATTGTTAATCCAGAACATCCTCCACATACTCAGATTGCTCAACAAAATACTTTAGAATTCTTGAAACATAACAGCTTTACTGCGTACAATTATGAGACACATACTCCAGTTATGATGAACAGCAAAAAGCTGATTGATCTATTTGACAACATTAATTGGCAGAATGACAACCATTTCATCAAATCAATCTATTGTAATGTGTACAAAGTACCATCAAAGGAAGGATTTAATTGCAAGGTATCTGTGCCATCCATTGACAAAGCAAAGGAATTCATTGCACTCCAGGGATGTTTCTCAACTGGTGATGGTTTCTGGAATCAATCCAGATCTAATTGGATTAAAATGTACTCTTAGCCTCTTGCACCTCAACCTTATTTTGAGTGCCAGTTATATCAGACTCAAGGACCACAACTTGACTGACTGGAACATTGCCTCCTTGACCTTGTCCTAATGTTGTCAGATCTGTTTGCTGTGCATTTGTGTTGGCTGTGAATGAACTTGCACCGGCACCAGCTTGACCTCCTCCTCCTCCAGTTGATAATTGTGGTGGAGTTGGTGCAGTTCCTGACTGATATTTTTGATTCATAACAGCCAAGGCTTGAGTCAATCCAATAAGACCAGCACTTGCAATGGCAGCAATACCAGCTGGAGATGGTGGTGGACCAAACTGAGCAATCCCCTTAACAATTGCACTGGCTGTGTCGATAGCAATCTGTGCAAGCTTCAATGCTTTATCTCTGTTGAATTGAGCTTTCTTGATTTTCTCTTCCTCCTCATAGGCTTTGAGTTGGACATCATATTTTTGCTTAGCAAATTTTTCCTCAATCTGTTTTTTCTGATCAGCCGTTAATCCTTCTTGATTCAATTCAGCTTGTAACTTAGCATCCAAGTTTGCAAGATCAGCATCTCGATTTTTAGCAATTGAATTCAACCTGGCTTGATCAATCTCATTCATCAAAGCATTCAAATCCTTCAATTGATTCAATGCTTCTTGAGCTCCCTCAATTGCTTGAGTCACTCCCTTAAGTTGTTCCTCTCTTGCTTTGATTGCATTCTCTTTTTCTATGTCAGTATATTTCTTATCAATCTCAGCTTTTTTCTTTTTATATTTTTCAGTCAGTTGATTCTCTCTATCAAGATAAGTTTCCTCATCAATCAGACCAGCTTTCAAAGCATTCAATGCAATATCTTTCTCACTTTCATAAGTAGCTCTCAGATCCATTAATTCATTGTCCTTATCTGAATTGAAAAGCCTTGTATATTTTTCTCTGATCTCTCTCTTTTTAGCTTCTGTCTCAGCCAATTTTGCAAGCTCAATATCAGAATATTTTTTTATCAAATCAGCTTTGTCAATTTGGAATTGCATCTCAACTTGAGCCTCAAGCTCTTTATCTCCATGAGCTTGCTCCATTCTTTTGTCTGATTGGATGACAAGCTCTTGCAATTCTTTTTCAAAACCTGCTTGCATCAATTCCATTGAAAGAGCAAAGCGATCATCCTCTTCTTTTATTCTTTTATCATTGGCTGCTTTCTCAGCTTCTGCAATTTCTTTTAATCTCTTGAGTTCATCCTCTTTTTGTTTTTTGATTCTTTCTTTGCGTTTTTCATAAGCTGCCTTATTTGCATCATCTCTTTTTTTATCCTCCTCAATCTGAATAATGGTTAAATCTTGAGCATTCTTTTTGTTTTCTTTGTATTGCTCATAAGATTTTTGTTTTGTATCCTTTAATGACTTCTCTAATTTCTTAGCTCGATCACTATCTGCATCTCCAGTTCTTTTAAGCAATGCAATCTCTTCCTCATAAGCTCTGATCTTTTGTTTCTGCATTTCAAGAATTGCTCTACCAGATTTCAATGCTGCCTTGAGTTTCTTTTCCTCCATCTCCTCTGTATTCTTTCCAGCCGCTTGAGCCTTTCTGATTTCAAAGGATAGATTGTCATCCACAGCTTGAGCTTTCTTTTTCTCAGCTGCAATCTTTTTATTCATCTCTTTTTCTGTGGCATCTGTCTTGGCTTTGGCATTGGCCTTCATCTTAATGGTATTCTGATCATCTATAATACCAAGAGCTTCAAGAGCTTTAATTGTCCCATAAATTATCCCTATGAATGGAAAGAATATTGATATTAATATTTTAATCTTTGGTCCAAGTTTATCAAACTGAGCATATGCCTTCATTGTTGCTGCTGCAATCTTATCAAAGTTTGCTATCAATAAACCAATACCAACAACAATAGCACCAATACCAGTTGAAATCAATGCTAATCTAAATAACTTCATTGCTGTTGTTGCTCCTCCAGTTGCTGTGGCAAGACCAACATTTGCACCAGTCTGAGCTTGTGTAGCCGCAACACCAGCCAATGCTGGAGCAATGCTGCCAGTCATTATAAAATTCTTAGCTTTCTCAAGTCCATTTCTTAATTGCAATCCAAGGATTGACTCCTTATTAAGATTATTTGCTATGATTGAAACTGAGTTAACAAGTCCCTGGGCAGCTTGCAATTTAACCATTGTTTGAACAAGAGCCTCATTCTCAACACCAGCCAATGCAGCAGCTGATTGAATACCCTGGAATGCAGCGGCTCCAGTCTCAACTCCTTGCAATGTGGTATCTAATCCAACAAAATCAGATGACAATGCCATTGTCTGAGCCTTGAGATCACCAATCTCATCTTTTAATCCAGCCGCATTTGAAATGGCTTGCTTTCCAATTGGACTCTCAGCTCCAGCTCTTGCCGCTAAATTCTGATATTCCTTCATGAGCTTAGTCATCTCTCGCATTGAGAGACCACCATCCTCAAGCCTCTGATTAAGCTCAGCAAGCTTCTGATCAAATGTCTCCATTCCTTTTGTGGAGGCATCTGTTGCTGTCTTGGATGTATCTTTTAAATCCTTATTCAAATCCTCAACAGCCTTATCAAAGGCTTGAATATCTTGAACAGATTTACCAGTATCAACCTTGAGTGAGAATACCGCTGTTTTTTCTGCCATTAGCTATGGTTTAATTTTCTATTGGTGGGAATGGTGGTGTTGTTACTTCAAAAGTTTCTGGTTCTCCTAAAACAACTTTTAAACTATCATCAAAAATAATATACCAAAATATTGGAGTATCATATTCAGCTGTTTGATAGTTAACCCAATTTTGCGTAACATCATCTGGTGAAACTGGAATACCATAATAAGAATCTATTTGCTCTCTTGCATTAATAGCATCTTGTTCATTCGTATATTTATATCCTACAATTTCCATTAGTATATTGAATAATAAGTATTAATGTTTGATTCTATTCCCGTTCTATTGCTTGATTGAGATGAATTATAAAAAATAATTTCTTGTAGATGACCATAACAATTATTTCCAGTAAAAGAATACACTCCTATTGTATTAGCCTTCATAGTTATACTAAAATTTGTAGCACTTGATGATATTGTGTTTCCATTTTTAAACATAGACATTGTTCCAGCATCGTTTAAACCCGTTAATAATAATTGTGAAGTTGTGCTGTCAGTTGATGAACTTGCTTGATATTGAGTTGATTTAGCTTGCAAATAATAATTATTGTCATTATATAAAGCCCATAAATATTGACCAGCTCCTGCATCTGAAGATAAGCCAAATAATCTTCTTGAACTTGCGTCTCGTTTACCAACAAATGAATTATAATTAGAACTACTTACATTAATAATACTTGTTAAAGTAAATTGGTCATTTGTTCCATCCAATGACATTGAAGGTTTTGAATTAATATTATTAACAACACCGCTTGTAACTATTTGTGGTTGATTTGCTGCAGTTGTTTGAACGGCATTATTTGCATTACCACTTTGGTCATACCACGTAGTTACAAAACCATTACCAGCACCAACAAAACTCGTTAAAGCAGTTTCATCTAAAACATTACTTGAGTTATATCCTATATCTTGTTCAGTATTATCTGAACTTCTACGAACACGAATTAAATTACCCGTATATGTTGAAGATAATCTTCTAAGTGAATATGCAGCTGAAGCACCCGAATAAGTGTCAAGTAAACCTACAAATGCAGGAGCTGCTCCACTCCTTGCTAATATTCCATTGGTTGCTAAAAACATACTGCCTCCGTATCCAACGCCAATCATAACACCAAACAAACAGATCCAGATGTCAATGTGACACCACTAAACTTTGCACCATTAATTGGTCTGATGATTGCACCAGCTTTTACCGCTGTGCCAGTTGCTGCAATATAAGTTGACTTAACATCAGATCCAGCAACTCTAATTGCTGAGAATACTGTATCCTCTAAGACTACAATTGCATCATGATCAACAGTTTTTGCAACTGTGTTATTAACTATAAAAGTCCCTTGTTGTGCTGTTAGCACGCTGTTAGCTATTGCCATTTTTTATTTATTTTAAGTTGTTATATCTCCAGCTAAATACCATTCGTTTGTGCCTCTCTTTATCAATGTTGCCAATCCATATTGAGCAGCAATCTTTGTCTTGCCTCCAGATGATCTCAATGTAACTCCTACAGCTGCAGTCACAGTTGTTTGACCGGCACCATATTGAGCAATCAAGATCTGAGTTCCTATTGGAAAAGGCACAACAGTATTGGTTGGTATTGTCAATGTGTTGGCTCCAGCTAAGTTCATCTCAACAAGTCTTGATGCATCTGTTGGATCCAAAATATAATTACTTGTCTGAGTATTAAATTTAACCTCTGTCAC